TAGATACTTATTACAGAAAGCACTCTAATTTAGACACTTGCAAAAAGTTTGGGATAAGTACAGGAACTTTAAGCAAATACTTAAAAGAAATGAACATCAAAATGAAAGGCTACGGGAACAAAAAGACAATCGTAATTAAGGATTAAGGGAGTAGCTATGGCAAAAGACCCAGCATTTTTATTTTATACAAGCGACTTCCTTACAGGTACAATGCTAATGACTGATGAACAAGTTGGCAAATATATGCGTCTTTTATGTTTACAACATCAGCAAGGTCATTTAAACGAGGAGGATATGCTAAGCATATGCAAAACATACGATATTAAGATTTTCAAAAAGTTTGTTAAAGATAGCAACGGTTTGTATTATAATGTCCGTTTAGAAGAAGAATCTGATAAGCGTTCAAAGTATACTGAAAGTAGACGGGAAAATGGGTTGCATAATAAGAAGAAAAACACCAATAAGCATATGCCTATCCATATGGAAGATGTAAATGAAGATATAAATAGAGATGTAATTACAAATGAAGATAAAACTGAAGTTAATACTAAAAAATGTGTTTTTAAAAAACCGACCAAAACCGAAATAATTGATTACATAAACGAAAAGCAGTTGAAAGTAGACTCTGAAACTTTTATAGACCACTACGAAAGCAACGGTTGGAAAGTAGGAAAAGTACCAATGAAAGATTGGAAAGCGACTTTGCGTAATTGGGATAGAAAAACAAAAGAAGTTAAAAAACCATTTAAAAACGAATTCTTGGAAAAATTAAATGAAGAGAGGACAAATCTATGACGAGAGAAGATACTATCAAAATTTTATCAGTGTTGAAAGGCATAGGTGTAAAATTTGAAGGAGATACGGATATAATTATAAACATATGGGCAGATTGTTTTAAAAAAGATGAATATTTAAAAGTTAATAATGCAATCAAAAAACTTATGACGACGGAAAAACAATTATTCCAAAATGGATTGATAGCAAAAATAAAAGATTTACTTGTCCCGGATGATGTTTTTATCGACTCGGCAACTGCATGGAATCAAGTCAGATTTGCAATGAAAAAATCACATCCCGATATTCCAAAAACAACAAACGACGCCTTTGAAGAATTAGATCCGATTATAAAAAAGGTTTTAGGAAACCCTCATACGTTGATTGAATGGGAATACGAAAGCACAACGGAAAATATGAACACGGTAATTAAAAGCAACTTTATTCGTGAGTATAACAACTTATGCCGAATTTTCAAAGATGACCTTAAAAACGGCGGTAAAATGCTTGAGTTTATTTCAGAGCCGAAAGAATTGCCAAATCAAGAAAATATTAAACGATTGGAAAACTTAGCAAAAGAGACTGTAAAAAGCGAGATTTAATATTCCGTTGTTTTTACAACAAAAGCAAATGAAAAACTGCGATTTAAAAAACACTTGACAAATAATTAAAAAACGTTTATAATCCAATCAGAAGTAAAGAGATTCACCTTGAAAACTGAACACAAAAGCTTGAGAGTACGCTACAACTACGTCTCAGGCTTTTGTTTTTTTTTATTTTTAGGAGATTTAAAATGGCGGTTAATCCGAACTCACTTGAAAACTTAAAAGACGGCAGTTTTCAAAACAGAACCCCCGAAGAAATGAAACAGATTGCCATAAAAGGCGGCAAAGCTTCCGGTGAAGCAAAAAGACAAAAAGCACTTTTTAAAGAAATAATGGAAAATATTTTAGACGAAAGCATTGAGCACGACGGTAAGGTTGTCAGTAAAAAAACAGCTTGGAGTTATAAACTTATAGCCAATGCCTTGAGTCGTGTAAATAACGGCAATTTAGACGAAATAGATTTAAAAGCTTTTCAAGTTATCAGAGATACAATCGGCGAAAAGCCGAAGGAAAGCATTACAGATGCCGGCGAGAAGTTGGATCAGCTTATCGAATCGCTTGATAATAAAGCAAATGAAATTTTAGACGAAGAATCAAACGAATCAAAAGAAGAAGGATCTGAACTCGCAAAGGAACAAAATGAGCAGCAATAAAAAATTCATTATGTCTCCAAAGCAAGCGAAGATGCTAACCGAAGCTAATGCTCGTTGTAATATTTTTGACGGTGCAGTTAGAAGCGGTAAATCAAAAGGTGGTTTTTTCTTACTTCCTAAGAGAATAAAACAATTTAAAGGCGTCGAGGGTTTTTGTACTTTATGCGGCAAGACTGAAAAAACTATCGTGAGAAATACGATAATGCCACTGCAAGAAATGTATGGTCATCAATACGTTTCGGATTTGAATTATAAAACAGGCGAGTGTTATATTTTCGGGCAAAGGTTTTTAGCACTACCGGCAAACGATGAGAAGTCGGCATCTAAGGCACAGGGTTTGACAATAAAATATTCGTTCAATGACGAAGCAGCTTTATATCCTGAAAACTTCCACAAGCAATTACAAGCAAGACTTTCCGCACCCGGTGCAATGAGTGACAATTTTTTAAATCCTGAAAGTCCTTATCACTATTTCAAACAAGATTTCATCGACAATCCAAATATACAAAAATATCGTTTGACTTTTACACTTGACGATGGTAAATGTTTTTTAAGTCCTGAGTTTATAGAAAACTTAAAGAGAGAATATTCCGGCGTTTACAAAAAAAGATATATTGACGGATTGTGGGCGATTGCCGAAGGCAGCATTTACGATATGTGGAGTGATGAAATAAACATTATCGAAGAGTTAGATTTTATACCTGAATATTATTTTACATCGATAGATTATGCGACTGCTTCCGTGTGTACTTTTATATTATTTGCAGTAAAGGGCAATCAGGTCAGAGCAGTCAAGCAATATTACTACGATGCGGTAAAATCAGGCAGGCAGAAAACCGATGATGAATATGTCAGAGATTATGCCGATTTTACAAACGGTTTTGATGTGCAGTATGGCTACATTGACCCGTCGGCAAGTTCGTTAAAATTAGAATTAAGAACAAAGAGTTTTGGCTATTTCAGGTCAGCAGATAACGATGTTTTATCAGGGATAAAGACAGTTTCAAAGTTTATAGCGAGAGGCAATTATAAAGTTTTAAGCTGTTGTAAGGAATTGATAAGAGAAAAATCATCGTATGCGTGGGATAAGAAAGCACAGAAATTAGGCATTGATGCACCAATCAAGCAAGATGACCACAGTTCAGATGCTGAAAGATATGGCATACATTCTCATTTAAGGAGAGTAGCATAATGCTTTTAGATATATTATCACAGACTTATTCAATCACTAAGTTTTATGCAGAAATAAAATCTGCTGAGGGTGCGATTACTTCTGCGATGTTATCTGATTTATGGTTAAGTTCAAGACCGAGAAGATTTATCGAAGAGAATTTGTTTTTACGCTATCAGGGAACAAGTCTACCAATCCAATCAAGAACAACGAGTGCACTAGACCAAATCAATAATAAAATCAATAACGATTTTCGAGGCGACATTGTTGATACCGGAACGGCTTATATTTTAGGCAATCCGATTAAGTACACAATCAAGCCCGAGAGATATATAGACGGGCAGAAGTCGGCAGCATTTAAAAAAGATACCGATTTCTTTGATGAGTTTTTAGAAGTCAATCAATTTGACGATACCGATTTTGAGACAGGCATTTTCCAATCAGTTTGTGGACACGGGGCAAGATTATGTTATGTTGGTTTAAACAAAACTCTCAGCGGTTATCCTGATTACAGAGTCGTTAACATTGATCCAACCGAATGTGTATTTGTTTATAATCCGTCAACAGGCGAACTTGATTATTCGGTCCGTTTTTATGCTATTTGGGAAACTGACAGTCAGGGAACTTTGAGGAAAAAATATCAGGCAGAATTTTACGATAAGCAATATGTTTATTATTATTTATCGGATTATTCATTCCAAAACTTTATAAAAAACAGAGAGCCTCAACTGCATAATTTTGATTATGTGCCATTGTTTGAAGTTATGAATAACGTAAACAAACAGGGCGACTTTGAAAAGGTTGAAGAGCTGATTGATGCTTATGACAGGTCTTTTTCAGATAATCAGAATGAAATTGAAGCTTTTAGATTGGCATATTTGGTTACTTATGGGATTACACTGTCAACCGCAGATATTAAAAAAGCAAAAGCAGCCGGTGTTTTTCAAATGGAAGCAACCGATAAAATGGAATATCTGACAAAACAAATAAATAAAGAATTTACAGACTCTCATTTAGACAGAGCAACAAAAAATATATATAGATTTTCAAAATCAGTTGACGTTACATCAGAAACGTTTACAGGTAGCGGAGCAAGTGGCGAAGCAAGAAAGTGGGCTTTATTGTCGCTTGAAAACAAAGGTAGCATAAAAATTGCTAAGTTTAAAAAGGCTTTGAATTATCAGTTTAAAGTTTTAGCAAGTGCTTGGAATAAAATAGGTATTTCCTTAAACGAATCAATGATAAACATACAGTTTGACCGCAATTTGCCGGTTGAAATGTTGCAAGAATCACAAGTAGCAGCTAATTTGAAAGGGATTGTTTCAGATAGAACTTTATTTGAGAATTTATCAATCGTAAAAAATGCAGATGATGAAATAATCAGGAAACAGTTAGAGCAGACTCCAATTGATTTGGATAATATGAATAACGATAGCGAAGATGAGAGTGTAGAGGAATAATGGCTAAAACGTATTTGGAACTATTAGAATTAGAAGCCGATAGGGCAGTCGCTAAAGCCTATAAAAAGGGCTTAGACTCTATTAGGGGCAAAGTATCGGCTTTCTATGAAAAATACGAAAAGAATGGCAAATTGGACTATGCAGAGGCAGTTAAATACAATCGCTTGGCTAACTTTGAGAAAGATTTAAGAGCCGAGTTAAAAATATTAGGGCAAGACTTGTATGCAGTTGATAAACAGTTTGTTTCTAAGCTTTACAGTGCCGGTTATTACGATGTTGCCTATAAAGTCAGTATGCAGTCAAGAACAAATGTAGCTTTTACAAAACCTACAAAAGAAATGCTTGATGCTATTGTGAATCAATTAGTTGGCGGGGCTACAATCAACGAGCGTATTGCTAAAATGATTACAAACGATGCTTTTCAGTATACTTCGGCGGTTCGTAGTGGCTTGGCACAGGGCTTAAGTGTTTCACAGTTAAGAACGAATATAAAAGATACTTTTAATAAAAGAGCTTATGAAGCAACGAGAATTATAAGAACGGAAACTCACAGGGCTTTAATTGAGGGCAAGGTAGTTGGCATGGCAGAAGCCGAAGATTTGGGAGTTAAGATAAAAAAGATGTGGGTTGCTTCAATAGATTCGAGAACAAGAGATACACACTCCGAATTGGATGGTGAGAAAGTTAATATTGATGAAGAATTTGAATGGATAGCGGCAGATGGTAGTAAGGTATCAGCGGAAGGTCCGGGTTTATCGGGAAATGCGGGGGAAGATATAAATTGCAGATGTTCGGTTATAGAAGTTATTGAAGGATTTGAACCTGCATTTAGAAGTAATGCAAAAGGCGACACGATACCGTATGTGTCACGTGAAACGTACATGGAGATGAACAATGTTAAACTTTAATACCTTAGGCAAGATTTTTGACTATGGGATTGAAAATAAAAAAGAAGACTATAGGGTTAAAAACACTATAGGCTCGGGAGACGCAAAATGAATTTACTAGAACAGTTGAAGGCACTTTTGGATCAGGCTAAAGATGACAAAGATGTTCAGGCTTATTTGGGAGAATTTAAAAAGGTAGGTAAAGATGATGTAACAAAGTTTCTTGCAACCGACGAGGGCAAGAAAATATTACAACCTATCAATGACGAGTTTTTCACAAAGGGCTTGAAAACTTGGCAAGACAATAATCTTTCAAAGATTAAAGACGATGCAGTTGCCGCCTCTAAAAACGAAACTCCTGAACAAAAAGAAATCAGGGAAATGAGAGAATCGTTAAATGTAGAAAAAAAAGCGAGAGCTAAAGAGGCAATCAAGAATAAAGTCTTGCAAACCTTAACCACAAAAGGGCTATCAACGGAATTAGCAGATTTAGTCTCGAGAGTTGATTCAGAAGAAGAAGTTGACAATGTGATTGCTTCGCTTGAAAAAGTATTTGTTAATCACAAAGAAAAATTGACTTCTGAATTTCAACAGCAGAACGGGAGAATTATAGTTGCTCCCGGTAAAACAAAATTAACAAAAGAAGTATTAAAAACATTAACACCTGAACAAATCAATCAGTTTCCGAAAGAAGAAATTGATGCGGTTTTGGCTCAGGGTTAAAAAAGGAGACTTAAATGAGTGTAAATAATTTTATACCGGCAGTATGGTCGGCACAGTTATTAAAGTTTTTGCCAAAAATGTCAGTTTATTCACAGGTTGCCAACAGAGATTATGAAGGCGAAATCAAAGATATGGGCGACCAAGTAAAAATCAATTCAGTTGGTGCGGTAACAATTAAAGCTTTTACGAAAAATACCAACATCGCAGCAGCAGATGATTTGACAGATGCACAAAAGATTTTGTTAATCAATCAGGGAAATTATTTTAATTTCCAAGTTGATGACGTAGACAAAACACAAACAAAACCTAAAGTTATTGGCGAAGCAACAGAAAATGCTGCCGCAGGACTTGCAGATGCAGCAGATGTTTACATCGCAGGGCTTTATGCAGGTGCAGATGCCGGTAATGTTATAGGTGAAGTCGGAACTCCAAAAACAATATCAGCCGCAGCAGATGCTTATAATTACTTGGTTGATATGGCTACAATTCTTGACGAATCAAATACTCCAAAAATTGGCAGATGGGTCATTGTACCTTCTTGGTTTCACGGATTGTTATTGAAAGATAACAGATTCGTTCAAGCCGGAACAGACACAAATACAAACATCCTATTTGTCGGAGTTGTTGGTAAGGCTGCAGGGTTTAATATTTACGTGTCAAATAATGTGCCAAAAGCAACAGCAACCACAGAATTTAAAATTCAGGCAGGATATGCAGGAACTTTGTCTTATGCTGAACAGATACTTTTTGTTGAAGCATACAGACCAGAGTTAAGATTTGCCGATGCAATAAAAGGATTACATGTTTACGGTGCTAAACTTGTAAGACCTTCAACAATGGCAGTTTTGATTATTAACAGACCGGCTTAAGGAATAAACTTTTGGGGTGGTTATTAAATTAGCCACCTCAAAACAAAGAGGATTAAATGGCTATTGTAACAGTTGATTTTGTTAAAGACTATTTTAATATCACAGGCTCGGAACTTGACACAAGAATAGCGTTTTTTATTCCGATTGTTGAAGCTAATTATTTAGCGATAAGAAATGCTCCCTTTGAAGTTGAGGATGCCGAGTCTGATGAATCTTTGGAAGAGTACACAGTTTATCCTGTTAATTCGGAAGAAGTGGCTGCACAAATGGTTATGTATAAGATTAAATCAACGTCAAGTGTAGTTGTTACAGGCACAGCAGTTGTAGCAGGTAAGGAAGTTAAATCTGAAAGTTGGGGTGATCATTCAATCAGTTATATCGAATCCTTAGTTTTTAGCTCTGAACTTCGTTTTAATTATCCTGCAAATATTGTTAGTCAAATTAAAAGATATATGACTTTTACAGAGGCATAAATGGACATTAACAGAGATTTCTTTATTTATAACTGCAATGTACAAAGAGCAACCGGAACTAAAGATTCAACCGGTCAGGTTATCAATACTTGGGCTACGATATACACTGCTTTGCCATGTTATATTAAATTGAACTCCGGTAATGAAAGTGTAGTCTCTGATAAATATGCAGACGTTGCTACTTATAGACTCTATCTTGCAAAAGGCTACACTATTTTAAATAGCGATAGCATTATTGCAAATAGTCAAACTTATGAGGTTGTCTTTGTTAATAATCAGATTGCCGAACATTTGGAAATTGATTTAATAAGAATTTCTTAGAGGTTAAAATGGCTTTACAGGTAAAAATTGCAATAGAATCAAATTTTAAATCTAAAGATTTTTTCGGAAGAGTTAATACCGGAATAAAAAACGGTTTGACTTTAGCCGCTATTAAAGTGAAAGGACAAGCAGTTCTATTGGCAGATTTTACTCAAGGTTATCAAACAGGGCTTTTAAGAAATAGTTTGTCTTATTCTATCGGTGGCGAAACCGCAGGCGGTAATTCAAGTGCCGGTGCAAAAGCTACAAATGAACAAATGACTCCTGAATCAAAAGAAAACAATGTGGCTTTTATTGGAACTTCTCTTGATTATGGCAAATACGTGGAAAGTGGAACGTCAAAAATGGCGGCACAACCTTATTTGAGACCTGCTTACGATTTATGCAAAAAAGATGTTGAGAAATTGATTAAATTAGCCATTGACAATAACTTGGGGGAGTAAATAGTGGATATATCAAATAAAATATACGCTTATTTAAGTCAAAGTGTATTGTTAACTGATAAGGTATCAACGAGAATATATCCAAATGTTGCAGAAACAGGAACTGTCGAGCCTTACGTTGTTTATACCATTGTTTCCGATGTTCCTGAATATACTCTCGATGGCAATACTCAATTATCACAAAAAAGGGTGCAAATAAGTGTATGGGGAACTAAATATTTAACCGTTCATCAGGTTTCTAAAATTATAGACGACCTTATGGATGATTGGCACGAAACAGATACAACTATTGGAAGTACAACAAAGAATAATTCAGTTGACAGATACGAACCAACAACAAAATTTCACGGCGTAATAAGTGATTATATGGTTTTTTGTTAAATTAAAAAAGTGAGGTATTTAAAATGACAATCAAGGCAAGAATGGCAAGAGGCTCTAAATTTGGTATAAGAGCTGTTGGTGGTAGTACTTATACTTATGTCGGCGACTTAACAACGGTAGGTCAGCCATCGCCACAAAGTGACGAGATAGATGTTTCAACTTTGGATTCTCCCGGTACAGCTAAAGAATTTATTTTAGGACCGGTAGATAATGGCGAGTTTGAAATATCAGGCAATTTCGTAGACACGGATGCAGGGCAGACCGCAGTTTATTCAGCTTTCACGGCAGGTTCCGATATAGAATTTATAATTGAAGCTCCTTTGAAAGGAACTGAAGCAGTAGCTGCAAATATCACAGGTTCAGGCTATGTTAAAAACTGTGTAAGAATGGGCGATTTAACAGAGGGTGGTCTCGTTCCTTTTACTGCTACAATCAGAGTATCAGGTGTGATTACATATGCTCCGGCAACTGACGAATCCGACGAATCTGTATAATAGGGAGATAGGCTATGAGTGAACTTGTTAAAGAGAGAATAATTAAATTAAACGGTAAAGATTTTAAATTAAGATTTGATTTCTTGGCAATTACTGAATTTGAAAAGTCTACCGGCAAAAACTTCTTTAAAATTGGTACAGGTTTTTCAGCTACCGATACGGTTTCATTGATTAGGTCAATGATTATATCGGGTGGTGAAAAAATCAGCTTTGAAGATGTAGCAAGAGGCATGTCTCCGTCAAATATGGTTGAGATAAACTCGGTTATAAACGATTTAGTTTCAGATGGCAAAGTTAAGCCGGAAGGAACAGTTGAAAATACAGGTCAGGTAGGAAGTGACAACCCTTTGGAAGAAAAGCACCAGATTTAAGCGATTTCTGGTGCATTGCTCTTTACGATTTGCATTTGACGGAAGAACAATTTATGAGACTTACTCCAAAATTGTTTAATCTTTTGTGTGATAGAAAATATGCAAATGATAGGCGAGAACTTACAAACTCGGCTTTAATAACAGCAACTATCATAAACGTAAATAGAACTAAAAAACAAAGGGCAGTAAAAATTGAAGATATTATCGGTAGAGAAAAGAAACAAAGCAACGACCAAGAAGTTGACCTTTTAACATTTATGAAAGGATTGGCAACTAAAACTAAAAAGAGGTAGACATGGCAGAAGAACTCGGCGGAATAATAATAAAGCTAAGTACAAATGCTGAATCTTTTGTAAAAGAACTCGAACAAATAGAACAAAAAATGAAAGGGTTCGCCGACTTAGGTGCGAAATTACAAAAAACAGGGATTGCTCTTTCTGCTATGGGCGTTGCTGTTGCCGCTTCTTTTGGTTTAATGTTTAAGTCTTTTGCTAATGATGCCGACTCTTTAAATAAAATGTCACAAAAAACAGGGATTGCGGTAGAAAGCTTACAGGAGTTAAGATATGCTGCAAATTTAGCAGGTTCTTCGCTTGATTCTGTTATAGTTGCTACAAAGTTTCTATCTCGTGCAATTACTGAAGCTAAAGACGGAACTCAGCAATATGTCGACAGTTTCAAAAATCTTGGTATTAGACTTGAAGATATTAAAAACCTTAATCCTGAAGAACAATTTTACAAAATCGCAGGGGCTATTGCAGATATTAAAAATCCTACCGAAAGGACAGCTAGAGCGATTGAATTTTTCGGTCGGTCAGGAACTGAACTCATACCAATGCTTAAAAATGGCTCAGCCGGATTGAAAGCAATGGCTGAGGAATTTAGAAAATACGGAACGACTGTTGATACAGCAACCGCACAGGCAGCCGAAGATTTCAACGACACATTGGAAAGGACTATTGTATCAATGAAAGGCATTTTTGCTATAATTTCGGCTCAGATGTTGCCTACAATGCAAAAACTAGCAACTTCCGTATCAAATACTTTTCTTGGCATCAAACAATGGGTGCAAGATAACAGAGAATTAGTTGTTATATTAACAAAAGTGGTCGTTTCGGTTGGTATTTTGGCGACTGCTTTCGGCGGACTATTAACGGTTATCGGTACAATTTTAACATTAACTCCTACAATAGCGGCTTCTTGGGCTATCATAATGGGTCCGGTAGGTTGGGTTATTGGTGGTATTATTGCCTTAACGGTAGCAATTACAGCACTTTACAAGAATTGGGATTGGGTTGTTTTACAAATGCAAAAGGCTTGGGTTTTGTTTGTTGATGTGGTATTGGCAAGCACAATTACAATGTTGGAGGCATTAAAAAGTATTCCTTTTATATCTAAAACAGTAAACAATGCAATTCAAGAGTTAAACAAACAGAGATATGAAAATGCAAAAATTATTTTAGATAAAATAACTGCCTATGAAATTGAAAAATCTAAAGAAACAACTAACCAAAAAAAGAAAGAAGCCGATGAACAAAGAAAA